CGCCTCGTAATCGACGCGCTTGCAGTACTCCATCTCTTTGCGGAGCGTGTCCGGCAGGTATGGGTTGTCGTAGTAATTCACCTCTACCGTAATGCTGTCGTCCGGTGGGGTAACGATGAATCGCTGATAGGTCGGGTCTGATTCTTCGCCGGGGTTAAACGTCACCCAGATTTCAGAGCCTTCCTTTCGGATGGTGGGTATCAGAATCGCCCATGAGTCAGAGGACACTGACTGCGCCTCCTCAACCCAGCAGATGTCCACGCCTTCAGTCGATTTGATGCCCAGCGGGTCGAAGCGCAGGCCCTTGAAAAGGAACTCGCTACCGGATGCGCTGGTGATGCTCTCATTGGTGATGCGGAACCACGGGTTAAGCCCGAGCATCTCAATCTGGTCTTTCAGCAGTTTGTGCACTGAATCCTTAATCGAGTTCTGAACCTCACGGGTACAGAGTATGCGGAGTTTCTTACTGGCGGACATGATGACCAGCGCGCGGGCAGCAGCCCATGATTTAGCACCGCCGCGACCACCGTGGAATGTCTTATATCGCTTTGGCAGGAAGAGTGGCTTGAACTTAGGCGCAAAGCTAAGTCTCGTCTCCGCTGCTGTCATCTTCCGCTCCGAAGCTAATCACGAATGATGGCGTGGCAAGAGGAAGGCCATTAGCGCCAACCAGTTCGTTTTTAACGTTGTCTTTGAACGCCTGGACAGTCACATGCTTACCAAGCAGTTCGAGGTTCTTAACCTTGTCCGGCCATTTGATTTTCTTCAGCAGCCCGGCAGAGTCGCCGGCCATCTCAGTGACGTCCATACCTGACAGCGTAGTGCGCCAGACTTTGGGCCAGTTTTTAATCGGCTTCAGCTCACCGTTAGCGTTGAGGATGTCGAGCACATCCATTTCGTCGATTTCTATGAGCCGCCTCAATACATAAGCTGCATCAACATTAACCTGCTCATTGCGATCGGCTTTAAGTTCGGCGATTCTGTTTTGGATGTCAGGTTTCGTTAGGTTTTCACAACCTGATGCGCGGGCGGTCTTTTCGCTGTACCCCGCCCGAATGGCCGCTTGCGTGGCGTTCAAATCGATGAGGTACTCGCGACAGAACATTTCTTGTTTGTCGGTGAGTGCCATATATTATTCTCTTAATTATATGGAAATTGTAAAATGGCCGAAATATCAATTGACTCAACCTGCCCGCACTGCCTAAAGGAAAATTCCTACATGCAGTTTATTAAACAAGCTAACTTACAGCATCATGAGTATTCACTAGTTTTCCAATGCAAATCATGTTTCAAATTGATGGTTGCAGAGGTTAGCTGTAATGAGATTGGTGGCCCGTCAGGTTTAGCACAAGACTCTGTTTACCCAGTGGTTGTTAATAATCACGATCAAATCGGACTTCTTTCAACATACCCTGAAGTAAAATCTTATGTGGCGCCATCATCTACGCCCGATAGGGCTTCCAAATTCTTCTTAGAATCCATGGAAGATTTTGCAAGAGGCAGATTTGAAACTAGTGCTATGAACTGTCGTAAAGTGATTGATATTGCTACTAAGCACTTACACCTTGGAAGAGAAGATAAGTTGGTGCGCCGCATATCGGCTCTTCGTGAACAAGGCCTCATAACTCAAGAAATGGCTGACTGGGCTCATATAGTGAGAATTGATACTAATGGCGCCGTGCATTCGGACGAGGAGTTTAGTAAAGATGAAGTTGACCAGTTATTGAAATTTACTGAGGTTTTCCTAACTTACGCGTTTACACTTCCAGCATTAGTACGAGATAAAAGAGATGTGCCTTGAAGGTAACACCCACAGGTTTTTTCATTAGGCTAGGCCGAAGACCTGTCGCGCCACTAAACACTAGTATCCAGCACATATTACATCTTCATCACGTCATCCGGCGCGAGATATATCCAAGCGCCATCTTCCTTTGCCACACCAATTAAGCCATTAACCATCTCAGGCTGTAATCGGTTGATTAGGCCTTCATATGTCTCACCCCATTTGTTGGATCCTGTGATGCGGTAGCATTCGACCATGATTTATCTAGGCAACAAAACCGCCCGGAGGCAGTTAGGCTCTTTTAATAATGTCTAATACTTCCGGGGCTGGTTTTATAAAATGTTTATCCATAGTGCCAAGATTAACTGCCATCCGTAACTTATCGATTTTGCCATGGTTTTCGAGTATAAAATTTTTAATATCCCGAGCCCATAGTACTTGCTCGTCATTTTCAATAAAGAAAAAAGCCGACTCACCATGCTCCAACTTTTTTGGTAACTTATGGCTGCCCGGAGAAAAGTCATGCATAAGTGTGCTTTTACCAGCAAAATGCCATACCAAGCCTGTAATGTTTATTGGCAATTGACCAATATTTGCTACGGAAATACCAATTCCATTTTGCCAGGACATTTTCTTCATAGCTGAAATTGTTATTTCCCCCCTAATCCGTGGTTTTGGTCGCATTTTGGCAAGATATAACGAAGTAACTACTGCTGCCAATGTGGCAAATCCTGACAAAAAAGATCCAATCATCGCCCAAAAAGCCCAACTCGCTGAATCTTTCGCTGCGATTAGAGCTTGAATATCTAACTCGTTTTGGCTCATGCTTCCTCCTTGTGAAGAAGCTATATTACCTCAAGCACTGCTCAGTGATGTACTCCTGCAGACCGGCTATTTGCTTTCCGGCAACTTCGATTCGCTCTCTGAGGGTGATATAATCCCGTTGAGCGGCGTCAGTAAGTCGGGCGCTGGCTGCATCATCCATGCTGGCGGTGCCGGAGGTGGATTGCTTCGTGCAGGTGGCGTTGAGCTGCAGCCGACGCTTGCCAGTAGCAACATCATCATGCAGTTGATCGATAGTGGCTTTAGCACTTGCTAACTCCTTCGTGTATTTCTCATCGAGTGCGGCCACATCGCGCTGCCGTGTCTGCATGTCGGTGATGGTGTCTTTTGCCAGCTTGAGATTGCTGGTTGCGGTGTCACGCTGCGCCTTGTAGTCAATGGCATTGCCACGATAATAAAGCGCCAAAGCTACTGAGGTGGCTAAAAGCAGCAGAACCAGCAGAATTAGTGCAGTGAGCACTTTAGCCTTTGAGGTCATCGGCACTCTCCGCCAGGCACATGGTGCGCTCCATATCGCGACGGTTCATTAACCCCCGCCACTTCTGGCCACCAGCGTAAATCCACCGGCGTAGCTCTTCACATGCGCCATCAACGTCACCGGCATTCAGACGCTTCAGCAGGGTCGATTTAGAGAACGCGCTTGTGCCAACGTTATAGGTGAAGCTGTAAAGTGCGGCACGCTGATATTCACCCAGTGGAATTTTGACCATTCCGTCGACTGCTTTCTTGACTGGCTGCAGGTCGTTCCACATCAAGCGATCGCATTCGCGGTCAGTGTATTTCTTCCCTTTGATGATGTCGGTGCCGGTGTGACCGTCGCAGACTGTCCAGACGCCAGCCACATCTTTATAAGGCTCGTATACCCTGCCCTCTACCCCATCCTTTCCGCCGAGGAATACCGTAGCGATAGCCATAGCTCCGCCACCCGCGACAGCAATTAACTTATTGCGCAGGCTGTTCGACATAGCCATGGATTAATCCTCGTTGATGTCTGGTGCAGTAGGCCAGCGCTGAAGGGCTTTGATTTGTGCCAGGGTGGCCTTGCGCTTGTAATACCAGTTGATGCCGAGCGTGAACAGCGCGACCAGAATACCGGCCAGCACGCCTACAGCACTCCATTCATCGGGACTCAGCCGGGTCAGCAGACCATTAGCGATTGTCCCGGCAGATGCGCCGTAAGCTGCGCCTGATGCCAGTTTGCTCATATCGATACTCATATACACCTCGCTTGTCGCTTGGTGCCGCCTGTAGTCGTAAGAAAAAAGCGCTCCTCCCTATCACAGCAATGAGGGTCATCCGATTTAGTTTTGGGAGGGCGCAAAACAGAAAAGGCCGCCATTTGGCGACCTCAAAATTATTGTGAGATTTTTAGAACCAAGGCCAAATTAAGCCAATCGCCCCAAAAATTAGCCTCGCAAGAGGCGACTGCCTTCTTGCTATGTAGTCCTTGGTACTCTGAAGCTCTTCGGTTATTTTCATATTTTGATACGCAGGATGTAATGCCCAGCGAGATATTAACCGATCAATCAGCCTTAAACTTCTTTGATAATAAAGCGGAAAGAACCTCAATTGATAAATACTATCCAACTGATAATCTATAAAAGCACCACCCGCCTTACCTTCATTTAAAACTTCAATGACCTTTTGGTATGCTTCAAGCTCCCTGTCTTTACTTTCAAGAATTGCTTTATGAATGAATGTTAACGCGGTCCACATTCCACCAAAAAACAAAG